AATGCCATCAACGATGCGTCACAGATAACACTCGGCACAGCATTAGACTTGGCAACGATTATCTACTATGCCAGTGGTGCAGACACGCCCACTTATAGTGGGACTGCTATCAACTACGATGCTAATGTTATCAACCAAGGTGCTCAACTAGGTACGGATTACACCTACGATGCTCCTGCCCAGAATAAGGTTCGAGTAACGAGTGTCAATGCGGTTAACTTAAAGATTAGAGTTGTGTAATGAATGAATGTTTTTATATTGATACTAATTATAGGAGGTGTATCCGTAATATCTGATTGCGATGGCGGCTTGTGTTTCCAAGAAAAAACAACTTGCGAAAAGTTTGCTCAAAGAATAATCCTTAATTCAGTAAATACAAACATAACAGCCATGTGCAAGAGGATTGAGCCATGATAGGTGAAGCGTTATTGGCAATAAAGGCGCTAGATTCTGCATATTCCCTAGTTAAAAATTCTATTGACCGAGGCAAGGAAGTATCGGAAATGGCTGGCGAAATAAGTAAATTTATGAACGCCAAAGCCAATGTTGAAAAACAAATGAAAAAAGCTCATGCAGAAGGTAAAAGTGATTTATTAGAAGGTTCTGCATTAGAGGAAGCAATAACATTAGATGCACAAGAACAACGGATGGAACGCATGATGGCCAAAATCGCGGAACATTATCGTGTTAAAGGACAAACACACCGATGGGGAAAAATTAAGCAAAATGCGGCTAAAATACAGGCTCAAAGAGATAAAGATGCACAAGCTAGGCTAAAAGCAGCAGGAGAGCAAGATGCATTAGTAAAAGATATATTTACTGTTTTCGCAGTAGTTATGGCGGGTATGTTTGTAGCTGGTATAGTGTTATATTTAGTTATAAACGCTGGAGCTGAATAATGAAATTAGACCCTGTATTACTTAACATGGCTTGTTCATGGAGTATGAAGGCTTATAAAGAAAATGTAGAAGATGCGATTAAAATAGAAACAAAATGGAGTAGTACAACAGCTTATATCGCAAAACGTAAGACAATAGATGTAATAGCATTCAGAGGCACTGAACAAAAGCTAGATTGGTTTACAGACGCATTAGTTATACCAGTACCCTATGCAGGTAGAATGTGTCATGGTGGTTTTACACTAGCTCACAAATCTATATGGAAAAAAGTCCTAGAACACGTTGATTTGGAAAAACGTACATTAATAACAGGACATTCATTAGGTGGCGCATTAGCGGAATTATCCGCTGCTAAGTTGTGGAAAAAGCATAACAACCTCAACATAATCACTTTCGGCAAACCAAATACTTTTTTTAAAGGCTTTAAAAAGCCTATGACTACGCTCGATAATCAAATATCTTGCGTACAGGGGTCTGACCTTGTAGCAAGAATACCACGTCTATGTTATGGACCTAGTAAATCGCAAACAATGTTATACTTTGCAAATACAGGTATAGATTTTGTTAATCCTGATAAACTGACCAGAGATGAGGACAGACGTATAAAAGATGCGTTATCCGACCATTTTATGGAAGGTTATAAACAAAGATTGATGAAGTTTTTAGAGGAACAAGATAAAAAACCAAACAAAAAATTAGGTGAAGAATTGCTAGAAACCAAATTTAGAAAGAGGAAACGAAATGCTTAGAGTTGCTGCGTTGTGTTTACTAATGGCTGGCTGCACAGTCTCTGAAGAGATGATAGCGAATAAACAGCTATATTGCAGTCAAATATACAAATCAGTACGCGCAGTTGGTAGAGCGGCCACACAGGTAACCACAGGAATAGCTATACCTGACGTATGCAACACGATAGATGAGATTGTTGAGGAAGATGCTGAAAAAAAGTAATTAACGAAATAGAGGCACTGATTAAAGTGTATTTGTTACTACAATGAAATTAGGTGGTCTTCTCAAGAGTCTAGCACCGACAATAGCCTCATCAGCTGGTGGTCCTATGGCTGGCATGGCGGTCAAAATGGTCGCTAAAAAATTAAATATGCCAGAGAATACAACAGCTAATGAGATTGAAGATTTAATAGAGCGAGAACCAGAAAAAGCAGTATTAGTAAAACAGGCAGATAAAGATTTTTCAGACCGAATAAAAGAAATGGAGATTGATTTAGAATCCTTTAAGACAGAAGTACAAGACCGACAGCACGCCAGAGAAACATTTAAAAACGATTGGACACCTAAAGTTTTTGGAATATTGGCGTTAATACTATATGGGGCGTATGTAATGACCGTGACACTCATGCCTCATGATGCTAATGACGAGACAATTATTTCATTAGTATTAGGTCAATTATCAGGAATATTAGGCACAATGGCAGCGTTTTGGTTTTCAGGTTCATCTACAAATAATCGGTAATTATGGATAAATTAATAGAACAATTGAAACGACACGAAGGCGTTAAAACACACGTTTATAAGGATATTAATGGCCTCGAGCATATTGGAGCAGGCAGAAATATCTCTGCTAGTGGCATGGGGCTAAGTCATGAAGAAATAGATTATTTACTATCTAACGATATTCTGAGGTGCATTAAAGAGTTAAGTGCAGAGTATTCTTGGTTTGGAAACCTAGATGAAATAAGGCAAGAGGCGATAATAAATATCTTTTTCAATCTTGGGGCTACAAAATATCGTGGATTTAAGAAGGCCAACGCAGCGATGGAGGCAGCAGACTATAAACTCGCAGCAACTGAGTTTTTAGATAGCAAATGGGCGAGGCAGGTGGGTTCTCGTGCTTTAGAAATTACAGACATTATTCGTACAGGTGAATATGTCTAAACCGTACATTTTTACGGCTTCTGTAGCAAAAATAATTGATGGAGACACTATCGATGTTACAGACATTAATCTTGGTTTTGGTATCGTTTTTAGGGGTACTGATAACGGTTATATGCGTATACGCCTTTACGGGATTGATACTGAAGAATCTCGCACTAGAGATGTGGAGGAAAAGAAATTCGGTTTATCCGCAAAAGAATTCAACAAATCGTTTTGTCCGGTAGGTAGTGAGGTAATTTTACAAACGCACGAAAAAGGTAAATACGGTAGATGGTTAGCAGATATAAAAGTAGGTAATAAATGGCTGTGTAAAGAGCTAATAAAAAACAATTATGCAGTTGAATATTATGGACAATCGAAAAAAGACATAAAAAAAGCACATTTAGAAAATAGAAAAAAAGCTATAATTTTAAATGAAACTCCTAATTGCTATCTCATAAAATCTTCCACTAAAACACAAAAGGCGCGTATTAGACCGTGTCGCTAGGCAATACGTTTTTGCTCCTTTTTAATTTTTGCATTTAAATCCGCTATCATTTCCAAATAATCAGCCTTATACATTTTAATCGGTTTTTTCTGGTGGGCTAACATTCTTTCAACTTTTTCGTGACCGTATTTATTTTGCATAAATATAGTGTATTTCTGTGACGCTGTGCCATGTTTCATGCCAAAATTATTACAGCCATGGCATTGAGCATGAATATTGCAACCGTAGTTATCACAAGATTCATAGCGTAGAGCATGATAACTACTAGCACCTTTTGGGATAAAGTGGCCACCAGCGATTAATTTATAATGCTTAATTGTTCCACATGAAACACATACGCAATAACCGTTATCGTCAGCTGCTTTTAGTCTCGCTAGTAATTGCGCTAGTTTTAATGCTTTTGGTCGTAGTTTCTTGGCATCCATATCTGTCTGGGAAAGGTACATCAATACCTGTGTTTTGCATACACCATAGGTTTAATATTTTATGAATTTCACTAATTTCTACAGTAGTAGCATCAGCAGTCGATTTTTTGCCAGTTTTTACCTCGAGTATAGGTTTAAATAGACCCTCTTTAATACTATGTGCAGTCCAATTTAAATCTACTTTGCTGAATATTTCATGCTTTTGTGTGTAGCCAGCATCATTAAAGGCCTCCGCTAGCAATTCAAAATATTTATGAATAGCTGAATTTTGTGTAGTGGTTCTAGTTTTGTAATTCTTCATCTATTTCTGCCACTAGGTCTTTTTTAAATGTCACAGGGTCTTTTTCACCTAATTTAATAAATTCCGGCATAGATAGGTTAAAAATATTGGTTAATTTAATGGCGTGAGATACAGAGATATCCTCTGATTTACGGTAGTATCTAAATAATTGTTTAGACACGCCTAGTTGTTTTGCAACCTCAACAGACTTCATGCCAGTAATAGTTTGTGCATTTTCTATAGAATGACCTATATTTATGTTGCTATTCATTTCATCCTCCATTATATTGATTATGCTTGTTAATACAGGTCATTTTGATTCCTCCTTTTAGAGCCTCTGCTTGCAGGGGCTTTTTTAATGGTGGCGGTTTTCGACCACACTAACCGCCAAAGTGCTAGGAAAGGTCTATGATTGGCCTTTGGTCTAAAACGGTATGTCATCATCAAATGAATCAAATTTAGCTATATCGTTGTTGCTTGCTTCTTTGACTTCATTATTGCTATTGGTATTTTTGCTGTCTAGCATTTGCATATCATTTACTACTATTTCAGTAGAATATTTTTTTACTCCATCTTGCTCATAGCTGCGAGTTTGTAAACGACCTTCTACATATAGCTTAGAACCTTTATTAACGTACTTGGCTGCAATATCTGCTATTTTGTTAAAAAATACACATCTATGCCATTCTGTCTTTTCTTTTTTGTCTCCTGTGTTTTTGTCTTTCCATTCATCGCTTGTTGCTATAGATAAATTCACTACTTGATTGCCATTAGGCATTGTCCTTATGTCTGGGTCACTACCTACATTACCTACTATTATTACTTTATTAACTCCTCTGCTAGCCATGTTTATTCCCCTTTTTGCTTATATATTAGTTGTTTACGTTCAATTATCTTTTCTTTATCGGAATTACTGTACTGGTCAAATAAGTTATATATACCGAGTAACGTGTCTATACATACTTGCTCTAACTCATTAAATAATTCTTGTATGCTCGTTTCTTCCTCGTACGCTCGTAGGCAAAATGATTTTTCATAATCTTTATGATGACTGAAAAAATCCCAATATTCACAACCGCATACGTACATATTACCTACAACTTGTAGCAAATAGTTTGACGGTATTTTTTTGTCCTCTAAATAGCCTAAATGCGTGTAAGGTCTAGGGCTTTTTATTTCTACACCTCCCACCAGTTTGTTATTTTTAAAGACTAAACCGTCAGGACTGCAGCCAATTTTATTGAACGGTGCTATATGTGCTAGCTGTTCAAATTCTTTGGTTACAAATCCCACCTCTTTAACTACACCTTTTTTATGGTCTAAATCAGGGTGATAAATAGTAGTCATATCTAGCCCTTCTGCGTAACGTGTGCGCCCTTCTGCTTCTCGTAACTTGCCTTCCTCCATATCTTCATTGGTATAACTTTCAAAGTGTTCGTAGCGAATAAGCTCGTCAGCCAGTTTTTTAATGGTTGATTTAACCTGTGCGCTTCTTTTGCCTTGAGTCGTTAATAATGTGTTAAAAGTACCTGCACTTGGTACACCTAGTTTTATTTCAAACCATTCTTCTGTCCCTTGGACAATTTGCTCATATATCATCGCAAATACTCCAAAGGCATTTTTGTACCCTGATTTTGTGCCTGTAGCCCAATAATAAAACCATCATCATTTGTATTTGCTACCCATTGCCAAGATTGTGGGTATATGCGTTCTTGTGTTTTTACAATTATTTTAGGAAGCCTATATAACTCCCTGCCAATACCCCAATTAGTACAGGCTCGTTTAAATGAATCACTAGCAGCACCCTTTTCAGAATGTTGTGTGGATTCTTCACCTACATCTTCTTTCCATACCCACTCATTACCAATTTTTATGCCTACTTTGCAAAAATTAGTACCTTCAATTTTAGTATGGCATCTTTGCCAATTTTCTGGCCCTACTACACTGTCTAATCGAGTCATGTCAATACGTGCAGTTTTGTACGCTAAAATAAATTGTCCCATTTGGTTTTTATGGCCTACCCTGAATTCTATGTCATTAATATCTAAGGGTTTGCACAACTCAGACAGGTCTAATATTTTCCTACGTGTTAATTCACTTACTTCTTTTTTGATGTCATTCATAATTTCTCCTAAATAGCTCGTTATTAAAGTTTTCATCTATTTTTTGCCAAATTTCTTCTTTGTGTATATCCCATAAAATAGGATGTACAGCGGCACATATTGCGTCAGCTTTTTTACAACCTTTGTAGGTATAGCCGTATTTAGCTATACATTTATTGTATAAAGTGACCAATTCAGTTTGTGCAGCTACTTCTAATTTCAGCTGCATACCTCTAATGGTGTCTAATTTTTCACTTACTGTGCGCCCAATATCCTCAATATTGATGCTTTCTTTGTGTTCATTAATCTTTGTGGCTAAAGCCTCATTTTTTAATTTTAGAAATTCGTAATTAGTCATTATTTTTCTCGATAACTATTCGTAATCTTTCAAATACACGTTTTTCGTAATATTCCCAATCGTCTTCCGTATCTAGCATTTCTTGTCGTGCTTCTAAAAATTTAGTAGGGTTTTTTTGAAATACTTCTACAAATTTATCCGCTAATCTAATTATTTCTTTGCGATGACTAGCATAGACACCAGCTTTAATTTTTGGGTCTTGCATTAATTCATCAACGCCTTTTTTAACGCCTGCCATGGCTTCCGCTATACTTACTTTGTCGGCATCTTTTAGGTCCATCTCTACCTTTGGTTTGTTCGGCATATCTATAATTAATCTTGGCATAATTTTTTCCTATTTATGTGGTAAAACTGCACTTTACTTTATTATGGGGAAAAAGTAAAATTTATTTTCACTCAATAATGGAGGGGTCATGCATTACTACAAACATAATATTAAAGATTTTAATGCTCATACGGCACATCTAACACGGTTAGAGAGGGACATATATCGCCAAATGATAGAAATGTACTATTTAACTGAGGAGCCTTTAATTGGTGATAAAGCCATTTTGTACAGAAAATTAAGTATTAGAAATGAGGAGGAAAAAGAGGCAGCAGACCAGATACTAAAAGAATTTTTCAGTAATCATCCTAAATATGATTTCGATAAAAGGAATACTACTAAAAACTTTGGTGTCTATCATCATTCAAGATGTGATGAAGAAATAACAACCTATAGAAATCGTACCACTAAAGCGAAAGAAGCAGCAAAAAAGCGTTGGGATAGCAAAGGTAATGCGAACGCATTGCCAACCACTAACCATAAACCACTAACCATTAAAAAGATGGAAAAGCCAACCATTGCAGATGTTATAGGTCATATTCAAGACCTAACTACACAACCACAAGCAACTGCTCAAGAATTTATTAATCACTACAATTCTGTAGGCTGGGTAGTTGGTAGAAATAAAACACCTATGAAATGCTGGAAATCAAGCGCGACACAATGGGTTAATCGAAAAAAAGGATGGGAAGAAGATGAAAAGAATAGGCGAAATAAAACTGGACAAACTAAACAAGAAAAACGAGACGAAGCCCTCATACAACTTCAATGAGGGTGATTTTGCAAAGGGAATAAGAATTTTACAGTCGTACGGCATAATTCACTGGGAATTAATGCAAAATGACCGCAGAACAATCGAATTTCAAACGTGGTATAGCGCAATAGCCTCTAAATACACCTCTGAGGCCTTTTTTAAGGCTGTTAAAGCGATTGAAAAGCATAATGGGTATATGACACTAGGTAAATTAATTGAGTACTGTGAGGCGTCTAAACCGCTTAAATACGCAAAATTAGAGCACAACCCGAAAATAATGGAAAAAAGTAAATTAAAACAAAAATTGGCGGAATTACGAAAACAGCTAAATATGTAATAAATGTAAAAAAATACTTTACTCCAAGGTGGAGCCAGTTATTATGGCCATATCAACAATATAGGAGAAAATAAAATGATACATAAATACTGGAACATGATAGTTGGCTCAGACATTTATCCACATGAAATTGTTAATGTAATTAGCGATAAAACTTTAGAGGTTAGGCGAATGGATGCCGAGCAGCTATCGGCAGCTTACGAAGAAAATCAAAAATGGAAATGTACCAGTAACCCAGAAGCAGCCATTTTTAGAATTAGAAAAAATAAAGATGGTTACTGGAGAGATTCATCAAAATGCACTTTCATAGAATCACAAACTCCTCGCAGACATCACGATTATTCATTTTAACTTTAAATTAAAGCACAAGGATGTGCATAGCCGGAAAGCAAAAATGAAATACGAAATAATAGCCACTGGAAAGTACGATAAACATTTAAAGTTTAAACCTTGCCAGTATGAGCAAGTCATAACAGTTATGCTCAAATTGTTGGAATTAAAAAAAGACGATGATGAAGATGTTACGTTTTTTTTAAAAGGCAAAAAATCAACAGCCCGAGCACTTTTAAAGGCAGCTGAGGCTGATAAAAATGTTTATTGGGACAAAAAAAATAAAACGCATAAAAAAATATGGGTAAACACAGGTGTTACTGGTTTTGTTAAAAAGCCAGTATGGGTTCGGAAATAAACTATATAGGAAATAAAAAAAAGGAGAATGATGATGAGTAAAGATAAAAAATACCTAGTATGGGTAGACATAAAAGCAACATTAACGCTGGAGGTTAAAGCTGAAAGGTTGCACGAAGCAAGAACGAAGGCCGAAAAATTAGCGAAAGAGCATCTGGCTATATATTCGCTAGACGAACAATTTCCCAAAGACCTCAAAGCCCTTATTTCTCATGCTTCTTACTATGCGAGTGGAGGGGAAGAAATCGAGGCAAACTAACGAAACGATAGGAGAACTATGATGATTTGGATTAAAAAAAGAAAAAATTACTGCGATGTTTTTAACTCGATACCGCGAGAAGAGGTTAATGCCATTCTGGACGAAGTACAAGGAGCAAAAGAAATTCCTTTTGTACGACTAAGTAAAAGCCATATATTTATCAACGCCATCTCTGTACCAGACACTACTAAGAAAACAGATTATAAATTTGATGTAGAGGAATACAGGGAAGATGACCTTAGACCATTAACCTCACGAGATTTAAACCCTATATGAGAGAATCATAAGGCAAATTAATTGTAAAAATAAATTTTACTTTTACAAAAAAGCCAGAGATAATGGTTACATCATAAATTAATAGGAGAAAATTATGTTTTTAGGTAAAAATGATGGTGAAATGCCTTGTATAGCTAGCGAGCTAGAAAAAAAGCACGATTCAGAGACATATCTTAGCCCTGAGGAGCAAGCAAGAATCGAAGAAGAAAAAATAGATATGAAAGTAGAAATAGCTGCTAATTGGTTAAGCGGTGAAGAAGGAAGAACATGGGAGGCTATCGGGCCAGATGGAGTAAACGAAGAAACTACCTCGATAGATGATATAGAAAATTACATTTTAGAAAAAATCAAAGCACTTCAAAACGCCACAGACGATACACAAAAATTTTTAATATATACAGACATTGGCAAAATACTCGCAGAGCAAGCTATTGAATATGGATTTAAAGCTAACGAAAACGAGGTTTGGTAATTTAAATGAAAATAATAACTTTATTACTATTACTGGTTGGTTTCGCACTAGCCAGTAATATGGATTTAAATGACGAATTACAGGCAGAAGCAATATATATAGATAATTATTGCAATGGTTACTGGCCTGATTACAAAAATCTAAAACCAGATTGCAAAGGAAAATAATGTTAAAAAATCAATTTAATAAAATAGATATACCGCATAATCAAGATGAGGCTAATGAGTTATATGCAGAATTAGACCATAAAATGGCAGATGAAAATATTTTTGAAGATGGTGAAGTAGATTACACACAAGCAAGCAAAACCTTTAACAAACATTTAAAAATTGCTAAAGAAATTAATGAACTAACTGGTTTCGAGCCTACTATAGGCACAGAAAATGTATTTTTTGAAGGAAAATTTGCAAAACCAATGGAACATTCTTTTTTAAAATATAGCCCTCAAATATTAGAAAAAATAATGAAAGGAGAACAATGATGGAATCTAACATTCCTTACTACGAGGAAAGAATAAAAGATATGATAGCCAAAATAATAAACAACCTAGCTTTTACAACAGGTAGGGAAATATATCTTGAATGGCATAAGTCTAATGATGGCCATAATGTTTATTTTAATGGAGAGGTAGGTTCGCATAATGGTGTTTTGCCTTACCATGTACCCTCACATAGAGAGTTGTTTGTTGGTTTGCAATACTATAACAAAGCACTGGAACACGTTTATAAACTACGCACTTGGAATAACAAATTAGCTATTGGGGAAAACAATGATGAATAGTCGTGATAGGAAAATAATAGAGGATACGTTTGGAGATTCAGACAAATGGCTACCAAAATGGCATAAGTTTGATAATGAAAACCCAGAAATTTATCAGCTATTTGAAACAGTTACACACAGTTTGTTTAAGGATGGAAAAATAACAAACATACACCCAATAGTAGTTTTTTCAGTTGTTATTAACGAAGTCATCTTAGGTAAAAAATCGCCAGAGGCCAGAGATAAATTCAAAAATGGCAAATATGACAAATTCTTTAGTGCAGAAAATCATGGCTACATGCCACACACACCGCTGTTAGTGTGCTTAGTAAGCAAATGGCGCAAACATAACCCAAAATACAAAAACCATATAATAATGTTGGGAGCCGAAGAATTAATTAGGACATTTGATTTAACATTAGAAGAAATACAAAAAAATAATAAAAAATTAGATGAGTTAGCAAATTTAACTATTCAATAAACTAAAATGGGGAAAATTATGAGCTATTACAAAACAGAAGCATTTAATAAAATATTTAGAACGACAGACCCAGAAACAAGCCGACAAGCAGCAATAATAGCACCAGTTGAAAACTTGCGTCAGAAAGTATTAACAATGATACAGGAAGCAGGTGAAGTAGGAATTACAGCGAAAGAAATGCAACGTAAATGTCCAGAATTGACAGGCGGTAGCATATCGTCTAGGCCTAAAGAATTAGAAAGAGAGGGTAAAGTATTCTACAGAGGCGATAAAAGAGATGGTGCTAGGGTGATACGCTCTAAGCATTGGAAACCGAAATTAATGTATTAACTAGACGTTGAAATATAAGTGATGGCATAATGTCCACACCTTTACGGAGGGCATTATGCTAGAACTAACTTACCGAGCTATTAATACGCTCACACCCTACAGTAATAACTCACGCACGCATACCAATAAACAAATCAAGCAAATAGCTGATTCTATTGAAGAATTTGGATTTACAAATCCTATTCTCGTAGATGAAAACGATGGTGTAATAGCAGGTCATGGGCGCATCGAGGCGGCTAAAATGCTTAATATTGAAGAAGTGCCTACAATTACGTTAGAAAATCTATCAGACGAACAAAAAGCAGCTTATGTTATAGCGGATAACAAACTGGCTCTGAATGCAGGATGGGATGAAGATAAATTACAACTGGAGTTATTGCGATTACAAGAATTAGACTTTGATATTTCGTTAACTGGTTTCGATTTAAAAGAATTAGAAAAAATTACAGATGAAAATAAATACACCAAAAAGGTCGATATACCAGTATATGAACCTACAGACGAAAAACCAGAAATTGGTGAATTATATGATATAGCCAAATGCCAAGAATTATTGCAACAAATTAATGGTGCAGATATAAGCGCAGAGGAAAAAATATTTTTAACAGCGGCAGCTTACAGGCACGTGAGTTTTCATTTTGAAAATATTGCCAATTTTTATGCTCATAGTAATAAAGACATACAAGAACTAATGGAAAATAGTGCGTTGGTGATTATTGATTTTGATAAAGCCATTGAGCAAGGTTACGTTACATTAAGCGATAAAATTAGCGACCAATATACAAAGGATTATCCAGATGAGGGATGATTTTGCAGCTTTTATATTAACGCACGGTAGAGCTGACAATGTCATAACGTATAATACGCTTAGAAAACAAGGATATACAGGTAAAATAATTTTATTAATAGATAACGAAGATGCACAAATTGATGAATATAAGCGTAAATATGGTGACGAAGTATTTGTATTTGATAAACAAAAAGCCATAGATATTACGGATAGTGGTGATAATTTTAAAAAACGTAATTCGGTGGTATATGCCAGAAACTATAATTTTGTTGTTGCAAAAGAATTAGGGTATAAATATTTTTTACAATTAGATGACGATTATAGTGCTTTTAGATATACCTTTGATAATTACCGTAATTACATCACGCGCAGCATATTAATTAAAAATTTGGATAACATTATCAAATATATGCTCGAATTTTATATAGATAGTGGTGCTAAAACAATTGCCATGTCGCAAGGCGGTGATTTCATAGGCGGTGAAGGGTCTAAGGTAGCAAGTTTAGAAAGAGAGGGAAAATTTAGTCGTAAGGTAATGAATAGTTTTTTTTGTAGTACCGATAGACCTTTTAAATTTGCAGGTAGAATAAACGAAGATGTAAATGCGTATACAGAGCTAGGCAACAAAGGCGATTTATTTATAACTGTACCGAGAATACGGTTAGAACAAATACAAACCCAAGCTAATGCAGGAGGTTTAACAGACATATATTTGGATTTAGGAACATATATAAAAAGTTTCTATAGTGTTATGTATTCGCCATCCTGTGTAAAAATTAACGAAATGGGTGTATCAAATAAACGATTGCATCACATGGTTAAGTGGAAATATACCTGCCCTCAAGTTATATCAGCCGATTATAGAAAATAAAAATGCATAAAATAGGAATTGTGGCATCTTGTTTTGATTTATTACACGCTGGGCATTTATTAATGCTTGCAGAAGCAAAAAACAACTGCAATAAATTAATATGTTGTTTGCAAAGCGACCCAACAATAGATAGACCTGAAAAAAATAAACCCATACAAACTATTGTCGAAAGATACATACAGCTCAGAGGAACAAAATATTGCGATGAAATAATACCCTATTCCACAGAAGCCGATTTATACAATATTTTAGTCTCTTATAATATTGATATACGATTTTTAGGTGAAGATTATAAAAGCAAGAAAGAATACACAGGAAGTGATTTAAAAATACCAATACATTTTGTAAAACGACAACACAATTATTCAACCACAAATATACGAAATGAGGTTATAAAAAGGCATGAAAAAAGGTAATCAAGGCGAGGGTGGCGGTAGGCCTCCTATACAATTAACTAACGACCAATTAGATACTATTGGTAAGTTAGCGCCTTACCTTACTGTAGAGCAATTAGCAGGTGTGCTTAAAATAAGCCGTAAAACATTTTTTAACCTTATGGAACGAGATGAGGAAGTTTTTACACTCTATAAAAAAGCAAAAGGTGAAGCAATAGCAAGTGTAGCCAATAATTTAGTGTTACAAGCACAAAATGGTAATACGAGTGCAGCTATATTTTATTTAAAGACACAAGCAGGCTGGAAAGAGACAGACAGGCACGAAATAGTAGGTGATGAAGAACAACCATTCGTGTGGAAAATACAAGTTATGAATCCTGCTAAAGAAATAGAGAGTAATCAGTGAATGACTTTGTAGATGCTATAGCTAAAAAACGAGATGCAAAACATAGTGTAACAGGTAAATTTCAAAGATTTTTAGGTAAAAACACCACAGCTATAGGTATCATAGGCGAACAATATTTCGCTAAAACATTTAATATTTGTGCAGATTTATCCTTTAAAAGCAAAGGTGACGGTGGTAAAGATTTTAAAATACCTTTAGCTATAGATGGTCATATTGAAAAAATCCCTGTAGATGTAAAAACTTCGTCAAGAGGCGATACGCTATTAGTGGAGCAAGGTACTGTTAAAGCAAATACTATATACGTTTTAATACATTACGATAAAAATATTGAAGAATGTAAAATAGTAGGATGGCAGTGGGGTCTATATATTTTGCGGCAAGAAGCAAAACGGTGGCCTTTAGAAGTAATTAATCATGCTGTGGATAAAAACGACCTGCGAAACATAAATGAGTTGCTTGTGAGGCTTATTAAGTAATGCCTACAATGATGATACCGCCGAAACTATTACCAATGGTAGAAACGCCTAAAAGGTTTAAAGTGGCTATAGGCGGTAGAGGTAGTGGTAAATCTATGACCTTTGCTGATTGTTGTTTAATGGCAGCACAGACACAAGGTATAAAAACAGCGTGTTTTAGAGAATTTCAATCCTCTATTGACGATAGCGTGTTAGCTATACTTGCAGATGAAATAGACAGATTAAATTTGCAAGGCTTTGAAATATTTAACAATCAAATACTTTATGAAGGTGAGCCAGCTTTCAAATTTCGTGGGTTAGCTCGTAATACAGATGGGGTTAAATCCATGCACGGCTTCCAGCGTTTTTGGGTGGAGGAAAGTCAAACAATAAGTTTTACAAGTTTAAAGGCATTAACGCCTACGTTACGGATAGCCGACTCAGAAATATGGTTTTCAGGTAATCCGCGGTCAAGTGTAGACCCTTTTAGTCAAAGATTTATAAAACCTTATGAAAAAGAATTGCGACGAAATGGTTATTATGAGGATGATTTACATTTAATCGTTTGGATTAATCACGATGATAATGAGTTATTTCCAGAGGTATTAGAACAAGAAAGAATACATGATAAAAAAACCATGCCAACGGCATTATACAGGCATATATGGGAGGGAGAGTACTACGATGAAGTAGATGACACCATTATTCCTGTCGATTGGTTCGATAACGCAATTGATGCGCATGAAAAGCTAGGTATAAAACAAGAAGGTGCAATTATAGCCAGCCATGACCCTAGTGATGAAGGTGGAGACAGTAAAGGCTTTGCCGTCAGACATGGTAACGTCATATTAGATGTATCAGAAAAAGTAACAGGTGATGCAGCAGAAGGTATGGATTGGGCTATAGATAAAGCACTAGAGGCAAATGCGGATTATTTTGTGTGGGATGCAGATGGATTAGGGGTAAGTTTAAAACGTCAAGTTGATAATGCTTTAACCGATAAAAAAATAGAATATGTCATGTTTAAAGGCTCGGAGGGTGTCGAAGAAGCCGAAAAGCCTTACACTGCTGGCGGTAAAACGAAAAACAAAACTAACAAAGAAACCTTTTTTAACAAACGAGCACAATACTGGTGGCGGTTAAGAGATAGGTTTGAAGCAACTAACCGAGCAATAAAAGGTGAATATATAGACCCTGACGAGTTAATTTCTTTATCAAGTAAAATAGAAAATATAGACCAATTACGTGCAGAAGTGTGTAGAATTCCATTAAAACGTAATAACATGGGCAAAATACAAATCATGTCTAAAGTAGATATGGCTAAAAAGCCTTACGAATTACCATCGCCAAATATGGGCGATTCTCTGATGATGGCTATGTACAGACCTAACCTTGTTAAACGTCAATCGGTAAAACTTAACTACTCAGGTTGGAGTAACGCATGAAAAAGTACAAATATACTGGCATCTATTCTGACCATAAAAAAGTGTTGGATAAATTAAGTGATGCACAAGAAGCGGAAAAAGATTTACGAGAACAAGCTAGAGAAGCGCATTTATTCGTAGATAAAAGGGATGGACAATGGGAGCCAGAAAGATTAAACGCAAATGCAAATGGTGATAAGCCTAGATATACGTTTGATATGTGTAACCCTATTGTCGACCAAGTAGTATCAGAAATAGAACAAGCAGATTTTGATATACAGGTAAATCCAGCAGGCGGTGACGGTACTACAGCTATTGCAGCGACTTATGACGGTATTATAAGAAATATTGAGGTAATGAGTAATAGTAAGCACATTTATAGCCAATCGGCTAGAGGTATGGTTATTAGTGGTATTGACGGATGGCGTGTCGTACAAAAATACGCCAGTGATGACACATTTGACCAAGATTTAGCAATAGAAAAAATACACAACTTTGTAGACAGAGTTTGGTTTGACCCTAGTGCACAAGAGCAAGATAAATCAGACGCCAAGTGCTGTTTCGTATTGCATCCAATAAGCAGAGAAGAATATAAATCACGATGGAAAGAAGGCAGTGAAGAGGGTGTTAGTGAGGGTCGTGACGGTGATGCGTATTACGATAAAGCAGAGACTATAGTCGTAGGTGAATTACTATATGTTGAGGAAAGGCCTAGAGAATTAGTTTTATTAAGTAACGGACAAGTGCATGTAGCCGAAGAATATGAGCCTTTAAAAGAAGAGATGGAGGCTATGGGTGTTACTGAGGAAAAACGCAGAACACGCCAAGAATCCTATGTATGTAGTCGTTTTTTTGATAATAAAGATTGGTTAGAAGAAAAGCGAGAAACTGTTTTTAGCAACATACCGATTGTACCAATTTACGGAAATTACAAGGTTTACGAGGACAAGCCTATCTATTGGGGTGTCGTAGAAAAGTTATTCGATACGCAACGTGTATTAAATTACAGCATTTCAAGGCAGATAGAGGAGGGTGCACTAGCACCAAGAGCAAAATACTTTATGACTCCAACACAAGCAGCTGGTCATGAAGATACATTAGAAACCTTAAATACTAACAATCACCCTGTACAGTTTTATAACGCAGACCCAGAAGCACCAGTACCTACACAACAAGGTGGTGCACAGATTAATGCTGGATTAACGCAAATAAGCGAAAGTATGCGAGCTATGATGAGTTATACATCTGGTATGTTTGCAGCAAATATGGGGGATAACCCTAGGGCGCAGTCAGGCGTTGCTATAGAGACATTACAAAACAAGGGTGATAACTCTACAGTCAAATATTTTTCAGCCTTAAAATACGCTATAGCCGCTACAGGGCGCATATTGATTAAAGCTATACCAAAGATATATGACACGAGGCGCACTGTTAGAATTTTAAAAGAAGATAAAACCTATGATTATGCAGATATTAATGGCGAAATTATTATTGATTCTGAAACTAATCAGCCTATGCGGTTAAATGATTTATCAAGAGGTTCTTACGATATACAGGTTAACGCAGGTCCTAGCTTTCAAAACAGACAAGCAGAAACTCGAGAGGCTATAACAGCACTAGCGCAAATAGACCCCTCAATAATTGATTTAGCTGGTGATATTCTTTTAGACAATATTGAAACGGCTGGCGCTAAACAAATATCAGATAGAAAACGTCAGCAAATGGTTAACGCTGGATTAATACCACAAAATCAGTTAACTAATGAAGAAATGACAATGATGCAACAGGCGGCAATGCAAGAACCACCGCCAGACCCTGCATTATTACTAGCACAGGCGGAAATGACAAAAGCCGATGCGGAATTAATGAAAGCACAAACAGATGTAACGCAAGCACAAAACGCTATGTTTAAATTGCAAATAGACGCAGAAAAAACTAATAATCAAGCACTCAAAGACCAAGCAGCTAATGCAGTAGATGTATTTAGAGCACAAACGGATAGATTTAAAGTACAAACAGACGCACAAGAAGTCGGTGCTAAACTTAACGAAAGTGCAGGTAAGCAGTTAGGGCAACAACTGGATAACATTAATAAAGAATTAGATAATGAACATAAGGAAATGGAAAATTATGAAAAATTTGAGCAAATTACAAATCCTGCACCAGATGCATTAATTGCTATTACAGAAGTATCTGACAACATGGTTGATAAACCTACTGGTAAATCAGCATTAAATAAAATGGTAGATGTAGGACAATCAGCTATAAGGAGAATGACAGATGCGTAAGAAAAAAATCAAAAAACCTTATAAATAAAAGAATTTGTGGTATATTCCGCAATTAGGTACTAGACCGAAATCTAGGAATTACTCATAACGAGGCGCACAGATGCAAACAGATTCAGATGTCGATGAGGCTGAAATAACGCTTGAAGATAATGAGACTGAACAAAGTCAAAATATTGACGAAACTACAGAAGTAGATAGTCAAGAAAATGACGAGTCGGATTCATCACCGAATGAAGAAAAAGTAGTATTTAGCGAGGCACAGCAACGAGTCCTTGATAAACAAATTGGCAAGAAGGTTGGAAAGTTACGAGAGGTAGAACGTGATAACCAAACTTTACGTCAAAGGCTACAGGATGTAGAGGCTCAGCTAAATAAGCCTGTTGATGTAGAAGTGCCGCCTATGCCTGATGCGTTTAGCATGACAGACGCAGAGTATAAGGAAAAGGTAGCACAAAGAGACAAAGCAATAGTGGAGTCTGCGCTACAAAAAAAGGCTGCAGAAGCACAGGAAGAGGCTGCTGCGAAACAACGAGCCGACCGCATTGCAGAAGCACAGCAAGAAGCCGAAGCAAAGCGAAAAGTGTATGAAAACAGAGCTGCAGAATTAGGTGTAGCTTTACCAGAACTGCAACAGGCAGGCCAGACCCTATATAATGCAGGGCTTCATAATGAGGTCGCTGGTTATTTATTAGATGCCGATAATGGGCCTTTAATATCGCAATATCTAGGGCAAAATCCGTTAGAGCTTGATAATGTTTTACAAAAGCAAAATCAAAGTATAGCGGATGCAATTATTTATATGCACACAGAAATAAGGGCAAAATTGCAGAGCTTGGCTAAATCCAATGTTAATCAAGCACCAGACCCGATTGAGAAGCCTGCTGTTAGTGGTAAGCAGAAGAAACAAGGAGGGCCACAAGGTGCTACATTTGAATAAAGGTGATTTAGCATGGCTAATAATTTATCCTCAAACGTCACTCGGAAGGTGGCTAGGGTATTTTTAGATGCGTTTGAAAGCAATCGCGTTCTAACTAAAACCGTAGACACACAACTGCTTAGTGGCAAATTCACACCCGCTAGTGGGTCTAATGTAGACTTTAAGCGACCTCACGATTACAACAGTATCCGAACCGCAGGCGGTGATATTTCGGCTTCTACGAAGTCAGACATTATTGCTGGTAAGGCTACTGGTACGGTACAGAACTATTTTACTGTAGCTACGTCATGGGGAAATGTTGAAGAAGCATTAGAACTAGACCAGTTAGAGCAGATACTTGCACCAATGGCTAGACGTATCGTCACAGACCTAGAAACTGACCTTGGTAGTTACATGATAAAAAACTGTAACTTGCATTATGGCACGCCCGGTACTGTAGTTGATGCATGGTCAGATGTTGCAGGTGCTGGTGCATTAATGGACTCTATTGGTGTACCTACAGATGGTGACCGTTTTTATGTAATGAACCCATTTACTACCGCTGGTTTGGCTAGCGCACAAAATGGTCTAAATGCATCAGACGGTCTTGTTAGAACTGCATGGGAAAAGGCGCAAATATCTAGCAATTTTGCTGGATTGTCTGCACTGACTTCTAATGGTCTAGCTGATTATACCTCTGGTACAGCAACAGACAGGGCTGGCACATTAAGTGGTGCTCCTGATGTAACCTATGTGACAGCTAAAGATACTATGACACAAGTATTGCCAGTAACGGCATTTACAGCGGCAGCTACAGTTAAAGCTGGTGAAATCATACAGGTTACAGGGCGTAACAGACTTAATCTGTCAAGTCGTGGAGCTATCCTAGACGGTACAGCCTCTAACATATTGTTTGCAGGTACTGTTACTCAGGACGTCACTTTAGACGGCTCTGGTGCAGGTAACCTAACAATAGCAGGTGCTGGTATCAATGAAACTAATGGACAATACAACACTACTGATACTGCTTTGCAGTCTGGTGATGTTGTAACGCTATTAGGTTCTGGTTCTACTCTTTATCAACCAAACTTGTTTTATCATAAGCAAGCCTTTGGACTTGGTACTGTCAAGCTACCTAAGCTATACAGCACTGATACGATTGCTACTACCTCTGATGGTATGTCTATCCGAGTTAGTAAGTATTCTGACGGTGATGCAAATACTCAAAAGATTCGTTTTGACTTGTTGCCAGCGTATGCGACATTCAATCCGTTCTTTGCGGGTCAAGGCTTTGGTGTCTAATAGAATTGGGGGCAAAAGCCCCCATTCTTTTGTATGAATGAAATTGCATCAGGGCCAGTATCAGCAGTACCTCTAGTTTCGACTCATGTAAACAGAGAAACTAGGACAGAGGTAGTGCATGAGCCTGTTGTAAAGACAGTAGAAGAAGTGACCGTTATAGATACTTATGATTGGCGTGGTGCTAAAAGCTCGAGGGCAAGAGAGTATACGATTAATTATTTAGTATAGTTAAGAATAGACTGCTAGAGGTACTCATGAAAATATTTGTAAAGCCAGATGGCACAGAAATCGAAGTCAGTAATCAATCTATAGAGTTTGCTAAATCTTTAGGCTGGAAAGCTAAACGCAAAAAACGAAAAGAAGCAGAAAAACCACAAGAAACAGAAGAAAAGGCTAGTTAAATGGCAACAGTAGCGCAAATTGGCAAAGCATCATTACAACGTATTTTAGTGCAAGCTAGTGAGGCTCCTTTGCAGCCTGACGAGTATGCAGATTTTATGTTTGCATTAAATAACTATATGAATGAATTAAATGCGCAAGGTATTCAATTAGGATTTACTGAGGTAAATGATTTAGGTGACGATGTCACTATACCAGCAGGCGCATTAAGAGGTGTTATAGCTAACATGGCTATTGAAGTAGCACCGGATTATGGCGGTGTTGTTACAGAAGCATTAGCAAAAGCTGCAAAAGAAGGGCTACAAACTATGCGCCTTATAGGGCAAACAATGGGTAGCAGTAAAATGCCATCGACTTTACCTATTGGAAGTGGAAACGAAAGCAACAACAGAGTTAGTGGTGTTTCTGGACATTTTTACCCTGAAAGTGAAGCGACAATACTAGCTGAAACTACAGGCTCCATAGCTTTAGAAACTGGAACAACGTAGAGTAATTAAACATGGTTGATAATTCTAGCGGTCGTAAAAAAAGTGCATTTATAGCAAAAACAAGTGTTACGAGTGGTGCGTTTTTAGACTTTTTCGTTTCAAACACTAATTACAAAATATCGTATGCCGATTTTGTTTCTGGATTAGGTGTTACAGGCACAATTACTACATTAGGTGCAGCTAGTGGAACTCCTATACTTAATGTATCAGGAACTGTTAACCGCATACGCAATATAGAAAATGGCTCTGGTATTACATCTAGCGTATCTGCATCAGAAGGTTGTGAAATAAAACATAACTTTCTAGCAGACGGTACAGGCCATGCAATATTTAAAAATACCACAGCCACACAGCCTACATTTGCGTCTTTGGTCGCTGGTAGTGGCATTACGCTAACCACAACAAGTAATTACATTACTATCGAAAAAACAGCAGATACTTTAGTTGGTGGAATGGCTAGCCTACAAGGTAATTCGGGTGCGACAACTATTGGTGGAACGGGAACAGCTGTATTAGTCGCTGGCACTTGGACAGCAGAAAAAACATCAACAGTGACGCCATCAACAGGTGGCAGGCTTACTTATACAGGTGGTACAAGTATAGATATTAATTTTGATGCTACAGTCTCTATTAAAACAGCATCAGCATCAGGTCAAACAGTGTCGGTATATTTAGCTAGGAATGGCACTAAAATAGATGCTTCTAGGGTTACAGTAGTATTAGACAACACAGACAAAAATGTAGCGTTAACATGGGTACATACCGCTGCAACTAATGATTATTTTGAGATATTCGTAGCAAACGATACAACGACAGATGATTTAGTAGTAACTAACGCTGTTTTTAAATCAAGTTAGGGTGCATTGTGGCTATTACTCAACTACCTATAGCAAATGGTTTTTATGTAAGTGACTCGTTGCCTATCTCAGCGCAAGAGTGTACTAACTTTTACCCTAATATTGTGCAAGCACCAGCTTTAAATCAAGAAACTTTAATTGGTACGGCTGGTTTAACACAAGTCGCAACTACAGCAACGCCATTAGATACACAGCTGAATCGTGGCGCACACGAAATGAACGGTATACCTTACTTTGTTAATGGCACTAATTTATACAAATTAACAGAATCATCAGGCACATATTCCACTACAAATTTAGGGACTATTGCGGGTACAAGCCGAGTTTCTATGGCTGATAACGGCACACAGTTAATGGTTTTAGTGCCTAGTGGTAATGGATATATTTATAATCACGTTACAGATACGTTTGCACAAATAACGGATAGCGATTTTACTGCGAACGGTAACCCACAGCAGGTAGTTTTTATAGATGGATATTTTTGTTTAACAACGGACACTAAAAAATTCATCGTTAGCTCGTTAAATGACGGTTTAAATTATAATGCGCTTGATTTTGGTACAGCCGAGTCTGACCCTGATGAAATAGTTGCACCAGTAGTATTTAAAAATCAATTATTTATAGCTGGAAGTCAAACGATAGAGGCGTTTCAGAATATCGGTGGTGCTGATTTTCCATTCCAGCGTACAGGTTTATTTTTTAGTAAAGGTATAGCAGCACCATTTAGTGTAAAACAAATAGGCGATACATTTATATTTATAGGCTCTGGTGAAAATGAATCACCAGCAATATGGGCTTTAAATGGCAATCAATTAACTAAAGTAAGCACAACAGCTATAGATAACCTATTAAATGATTTAACAGAAACACAAGTACAAGCTATTTATTCGTGGTCGTATGCACAAAAAGGGGCGTATTTTATTGGCTTTGCACTGCCTTCTTCCACGTTGGTTTACGATACCATTACACAGAGATGGCATGAACGAAAATCCACAATTTCAGGTGTTGTAGGTGCTTATCGTGTTAATTCAATGGTACAGGCTTACAACCAAGTATTTTGCGGTGACATAGAAGATGGCAAAATAGGCAAACTTGACCCTGATGTTTACACAGAATATGGCAATACAATACAAAGGCGATTAGTTACACAGCCTTTTCAAAATAATATGCAAAGTTTTTATGTGCCGTATTTAGAATTAACTACAGAATCAGGTGTAGGGCTACAAAATGAGCCAGAGCCATTAATCGGTATGGAACGTAGTCAAGACGGAATGAGTTGGAGTCAGATGCGTTACAGAGCCTTAGGTAAAATTGGCGAACGTAATGCAAGAGCAATATGGCGCAGAAATGGTAGAGCGAGCCGTTTTGAAATGTATCGTTTTACATTAACAGACCCTGTAAAGCCTATATTGATACAACTAACAGCTAATATTATTGGTGGTACGCAATGAGTTATAAGCTAAATGTAGCGCAGCCTGTAGTTGAGGAAGATGGCACAATGGCTAGTGCATTCAGACAGTTTACGCAAGAGGCAGCATTAAGTATACCCATAACAGGGACAGGCACACCTGAAGGTAATATAGAAGCACGACAGTTTAGTTTGTATTTAGATACCTCTGGAGGTGCTGGAAGTATACAGTACCGTAAAATGACAGCAGAAATAGGCGGTGACAGAAAAAAAGGATGGGTAGCAGTTTGATATACGAAACACAAAATGTAGAGGTAATAAAATCGTTTGTAACGCCAGAAATATTTGAAGAAATAGCAGAAGATGGACACAAATATGAAGAGTTTGAACCTAATTTTAGGTTAGGTTATTTAGTACAAAAAATGGAAGATTTTGAAGGGCTTTGGATATTAGAAAGAAGAAATGGCGTAACCTATTGTGTACATCCAGCAATACCAAAGCAATATAGAGGTCGTAAGGCTTACAGAGCTGCAAAAGAGTTTTATTGTTATTTGGTAGAAAATATAGATTTTGAAAAACTAATAGCCGAAACACCTGTTATATATAAAAATGTAAAATTATTTGCTTTGCAAAATGGTTTACAAGTGGAAGGCAAATTAAAACAGTCATATAGAAAATATGGTCAATTACACGACCAATGGATATTAGGTATAACAAAACCACAGATTGAGGCAATATTATGAGCGGATTTTTATACGATGACAGTGCACAAAAAGGTGCAATGCGACAAACACAGCAAGGTTTGCGAACGCAGCAATTTGAGGGAAAACGAGCGCGTCAAGATATAGCCGACGCTTTACCTAGTGAGATGGCTGCGACTACAGCAGGAGTTAATAGAGCCTTAGAAATTGGAGCGCAAACAACACCAGAAGAATTTAGAACATTAAACCAAGGCAATATAAATGCACAGCAAACCGTTATAGATGGTGGAAATGCGGCTATAGCGGCTTTACGTGGTCAGCCTGTAAATATGCCTAGTGCACCTACACAAATGACTTATGACACAAGTTTTGCACAGCAACAGTTACCAAGCTCAATTACAAACCCTAATTATTTAAATGCTATACAAGCAGTAGACCCAATTAATCCATTTTTAGACGAGCATTATACGGCTGAAATGTTACGCAGACGTAACGAGGAAAAAAGGAGATATTAATGGACCCCATACAGCAAGCGCAGCTATTAGCATTACAAGGGCAAACGATACCAGCTGATTTGCAAAGACAGGTATTTCAGCAAGCAGCCGCTAATAATATGACATCTGCACAACTAGAGCAGTTGTTTAATATGCCAGCAGGCACAGCCGCGCAAGCTGCACAGCAATTAGGTATTGCTAATCAAATACCACAACAATTAGGTGGTATACCTAGAGATAATTTTGGTAATGATTTAAATAGTGGTGCAGCAGAAGCGGCACAGGCTGGTATGGATGCATTTGCAGCACAAGGTGCATCTACGGCAACAGTACAACCACCAAGCACACCACAATATACGCAAGCGCAAATAGATAGCGTAGTTAATGCCTTGAACACAGGACAAACCACACCAGAGCAAGTAGCACAACAATATGGTGTTACAGCAGATGAAGTAAGGGCAAATTTAGCGCAAATAAATGTAAATGCATTACCTGCTATAAATAGGGCTGGCGGTACAGGCATGGGTGCATTAGTACCATTAAAGCCTTCACAACAAGACGTAGATACAGTTGTGAATATGTTAAATTCTGGTCAAGTAACACCACAACAAGTTGCTGATAATTATGGTGTTTCAGTAGATGAAGTTAATAGGAATTTAAAAAACGCTAATCTTGCTAGTACATTAAGTTTGCCACAAGCAGATGGTGACTATACACAAGACGAAATAAATCAAGTCACTAAGTTATTACAAGATGGCAAATTGAGCACTGCTGATGCAGCAAATTTTTTCAATGTACCCGAAGCACAAATACAAAATAATTTAGCCGCATTAACTAACAATAATGCAGCTAGTACAACAGTTACAAATGCAGCAGGCGGTGCTGTAAATAATGCAGGTAGTGGCGGTAGCGATGGCGCTACAGTTGGGGCTGGCGGTGGGCTACCTGATAGAAGTGCGTCAGGCACATATAGTGTAGGCGATACGATGCAAGTCGCAAATGCTATAAATTCTGGTCAATTAACTTTACAGCAAGCATCCGATAAATACGGTGTACCAGTTGCTGAAATAGAGGCCAATCTAAAAACGATTAATGCTAATAATCCACAAGCAACAAGCCTTGATGTTGGTGATATGGCTAATCAGTCAGGCCAATTTAACTCTACAGGGATGGCATCTGGTTTAGCAGGTTCAGAAAATATACAAGCATCAGGTTTAAGTAATGCACTACAAGCTACACAACGAGGCACTAATGTAGGCAGTAATTTAATAGGTTTAGGTGCTACAGATGCTGCTAGTGTTATTGGAAAACAATACTTTCAAAATCAGGGAATGTTTGACCCTTATCGAGTTGGTGGAGAGTCAGCATTACAAAAACAGCTAGCGTTGAGTGGAGCATTAGGAAAAGAAGCCTTTGATGCTGCATATCAAGCCTCTCCGCAAATGCAATTTTTACAAGATAGAGGTGAAAGGGCTGTCGCTAGAAATGCTGCGGCTATCGGTGGATTAGGTGGCGGTAATGTACAAAGAGAATTGGCAAAATTTAGTCAAGGTTTGGCTAGCCAAGATTTACAAAACCAAATCGGTAATTTACAGGCACTTTCTGGTACTGGAATGGATGCTTCTCAACAAGCGGCTACATTAGGCACTAGAGGCGCTGAGAGCATGGCAGACATCTATGGACAGAGAGCTATAAGACAAGCCGATTTAGCCTCGAGAGGGGCTGACAATGCGGCTAATTACATATTTCGTACTGGTCAACAAATGGGTGCTGATAGAATGACAACTGGCCGAGATATTGCACGAACAGCACAAGATACCAGTGCAGCTTTAGCTAGATTACAGCAACAACAAGGTACAGGAATATCACAACTGTACGGTGATATTGGCAGTAATTTACAAGGAATTATGGCAAATGCAGGTGCTACAGCAGCTAATCAAATTAACGCAGCAGCAGCGAATAGAGTAAATGCAGCACAAAATATGGGTGCTAATGCCGCTGCATTAATTGGTGGCGTACCGCAAAGAGGACAAGGATATCTACAGGCAATAGGAGATGCAGCTGCTGGTGTTGGAACTGCCGTAGGTGGTTTTAAAATGGCTGGGAGGTAAAAATGGCTATAGATGATAGATTTAAAGGCGCATTATATCAGGGTGTAGAAAAACCTAGCCTTTTAAGCCGTGTAGGTACAGCACTACAAGGTTTCGGTGCTGGCTATCAGGGACAGGGTCAAGAATTCCTAGCTAATTTAGAGCGAAAACGGCAAAGAGAGCAAGATGAGTTAATGCAAGCTAGCATTTCTGATGCTCAAGAAATAAAAAGATTATTAAGGGATAAACGAGATACACCTTATAGAGAAGGTATGTATGACAATCCCATAGGTTCTACTGTTCAAGCCTATAATCAAGAAGGTATAAAAGAATCGGTCGATATATTAAATGACAGAATTTCTCTATTAAGACAAAGAGGACAAGACGATTCTGATACTTTTAGGATAAGAGATAGAATATTACAAGGCGATATAAGTGGAGCTGATGCAGAGATAGATAATTTTCTACGGCAAGCTAAAGGTGCTGGCTATGAGACAGAAAGGTTTATTGAAAATGCTATTGAATTGGCTGATGGTCGATTAGCGCGTATTAGAGATGATGGTTCGGTAGAACTGTTTGATACACCTAAAACACCAACAGACCCGATTGATAATTTTGTGGCATTGACGCCAGAATTGGCAACGCAGTTGAAGTATGATTATCCGCCAGAAATATTCGCCAAAGGACCTATGATAAATTTGACTACAGGAGAAGTTACATTCCCTGATACTCATGCCGGTGCTTCTAATACGATTTATACAGGTGAATTTGCTGGTGTAAAACTGCCACCAGATATGCAATGGGATTTTGATGAAAATGGTGAAATTATAGGTATGCGCCCGATAGCAGGTTCAGATACAGATTTGGAAAGAAACCAATTAACACAAGCAGGTAGGACAAAAGATGCTAATCAAGCATTTTATACATCAGCTTCCTATGACAGTTTGGGAATGATGAAAAGTTTGCTAGAAAATGAAACAGCTAGTAATCCTGTTACAGGTATAGGAACCAAAGTGTTTGCAGAAGTGCCGGGCAGTGCTTTTAATAATTTTGTTGCATTAAAAAATACATTAAATGCGAGTATTGCTTTTGATAGATTGCAAGCGATGCGAGAGGCAAGCAAAACAGGCGGTGCTTTAGGTGCTATTAGTGAAAGAGAATTAGACCTATTAGCGGCTTCTATAGGTTCTTTGGATAATTCAAAAATGAGCAATCCTGTATTAATGGCACAAATAGAACGTATAGAAAAGCAGTACATAATAGCGATGCGTAGTCTTGCAAAATTGGCTATTAATGATAAACAAGAATATGGCGATTCAGCGTTATATGACAATATGATGGAGCTTGGGTATGGCGCTTATTTCGATGAGGCTATGAATGATGCAGCAACAGCAACCAATACTGTAGATTCTAATAGATTAAATAATAACGACCCTGCGGGCTTGAGATAATAATATGGCCACACCACAAATAGATTTTTTACGAGCTTATTATCCAGAATATGATGATATGAGCGATGAGCAGTTACAAGCATCGTTAGATTCCAAGCCGTTAGTAAATTATCAAGTATCACGAGCAGCGCGAGATGTAAGTTTAGGTGGTGATGATTCGTATATGCGTGTATCAAGACCGCAAGTGGCTTTTGAGCAATATAGAGAATTTTATTCGCCAGAAAATACAGAAGAACGACGTGTGCCAATGGGTCTTTATGCCGACAAAGTCGGTCTTACAAATGATGAGTTTGGTGAAATGCTTGGTATTGCAAAAGAAAGCGGATTTACACCAACACGCTCAACAGATGATGTTATTAGGGAACAGGGCGGAACGCCTGAGTATAATGAAACAGCCGCTAGACTTGGCAAATTTAGCAGAGGTTTAACATTAGGTGCTGCTGAAAATGTAGCGGCTTATGGTGCGGCAGGTATTGATGAGGCCATGGGTGCTTTAGGTGTTGGTAATGAAAATCGTGGTGATTTGCCTTTTACACAACAAGCAGACCAATACAAAAGACAATTAAGCCAAACAATGGAAGATTATCAACGAGATAAACCTGTTGAATCTACATTAGTTGAATTAGGTGGCGGTTTGACAGGTGGTTTTACAAACCCGACAGCAGGCACAAAAGGTTTATATAGTTTATTAAATATTGCCAAAGGTGGCACTGCAAAAAAATCACTTTTTGGTTTAGGCATGGCTGGTGCTACAGGCGGTGCTTATGGGTATATGACAGCAGACGGAACGCCAGCGGATAGATGGGAAGAGGCGCAAGATTTAATATTGCCGTCTATGTTATTTGGTGGCGCTGGACAAGTTGTAATGAAAGCAGGCGCGGCAGGTTTCAACGGCGCATATCGTGGCATAGCCGAAAGAATGGCGAGAACAGCAGACAGGCCTACGAGGGAATCGTTAAAAGAGTTAACAAGAGCAGCGTATAAGCATGCTGGTAGTTTAAATATAAGAATACCTGCAGAAAGATATAAACGTATAGGAACAGAATCAAGGCGTGAATTAAGGCAGTTAAATATCGAGGGTAAATTAACGAATGATAATATACCTCGAGAATGGGAACCTGTTTTGAGAATGATACGTCTTGTAGAGCGTGGCGGTAGACGAGGTACTAACGCTGAACAATTTGAAAAAACAAGACGCATATTATGGAAAACGTGGGAAGGTCAAAAGAACAATCCAGACCAACAAAATGCTATTTTAGGTATTATTAGACGAATGGATAACGAATTTGAAAATATACCAAAAATGGGAAATTATGTAGAAGGTAGTGAGGCATCGTTGGCATATAAGGCAGCTAGGGAAGCCAATAGGCGTTTCAGAAATTTTGTGTTATTGGAAGATGCGTTAGATAAAGCACAAAGACAAGCGGGTTCCTCTGGTACAGGCGGCAACGTAATGAACAAATATATGCAAGCCGTAAACAGCATTATTGATTCTAATACCAAAAATAAATTTTTTACAAATGATGAAATAAACAAAATGAAAGAATTTGTTAAGTTAAAAGACAATCAAGAATTTTTAAGAATAATTGGTAAACTTGCACCTAATAGTAGCGGTTTAATGGCGGCTTTTAATGCTGGCGCGGCATTTATAGACCCTAAAATGTTAATTGCAAGCGGTACGGCAATGGCAGCAAAACAAGGCTCTGAAAATATTACAAGACGTAGAGCCGACGATTTAATGGAGTTTATAGCTGACCCTGCTTTTAAACCAATAAAAGAAATACAAGGTAATGCGCCTTATGCAGTTGGTACTGGTACGGCAGATACGGTAATGGATTCGCGTGACCAACAAGACGCAGCAATGCAAGAATTTTTGCAAAGGCAAAGAAGTAGGAGATAACAATGGCTAGATTTGGCGAAGTAGAAGCACAATATTTTGATGATGCGGGTGACCCTTTATCTAGCGGTACAATTACGTTTTACGAATCGGGTACAACTACATTAAAAACTACTTATAGTGATATTAACCAAACTATACCTAATACTAATCCAGTAGTATTAACTGCTGCAGGTAGACAGCCAGCAATATTCTTTTCTGGTACTGCGAAAGCAGTGCTAGCAACAAGCGGTGGCACACAAATCGTATCAGCAGACCCTGTAGGTGAAACATCTGCTAACTTTGGTGATGCTTGGGTAGCAACTAAAATATATGATGCAAATGCCGTAGTAATAGGCAGTGATGGTGTTTATTACCGCTCACTAGCGGCTGGTAACCAAAATAATAATCCTACTTCTACGTCAGGATATTGGACGCTACTTTACTCTATAGAATGGAGTACAGGTATAACCTATCAAGAAGGTGCTACAGCGACCTACAACAATATACTTTACCAATCTATACAAAATAATAATTTAAATAATGTTCCAAATACGGCTACAGCCTATTGGACAAGAGTTGGTATTGCGTGGGTATCAACAACTACTTACGCAATTAATGAAAACGTAGTAGGTAGCGATGGTGTCTTTTACACCTCATTACAGAATTCAAACCTAAACAATGAGCCTTCTGCAAGTCCTTCCTATTGGGTAGGTACAAGTGCGGCAGCAGCAGCCAGTGCTACGGCAGCAGCTACATCAGCGACTAACGCAGCAACTTCCGAAACTAACGCTGGAAATAGCGCCACAGCAGCCGCTACAAGTGAAACTAATGCTGCAACGTCAGCGACTAATGCTGGCAACTCAGCTACGGCAGCAGCTACTAGCGAAACCAATGCAGCCACTAGCGAAACCAATGCGAGTAATTCAGCGTCAGCAGCAGCGACATCTGCAACTAATGCAGCGACTTCTGAAACCAATGCAGGGAATAGTGCTACTGCTGCGGCATCTAGTGCTACTGCGGCCAGTACGTCAGAAAGTAATGCTGCGGCTAGTGCTACGACAGCAAGCACAGCAGCTACCAATGCTGGAACAAGCGAGACTAATGCAGCTACCTCTGCGACTAATGCTAGTAATTCAGCAACTGCTGCGGCTACGTCAGCCACTAATGCGGCTACATCAGAAACTAATGCGGCCACTTCAGCTACAAATGCTGCTACATCAGCTACCGCATCTGCCACATCAGCGACAGCATCGGCTGGCTCTGCTACAAATGCGGCAGCATCTCTCGCAGATTTTAATACTAAGTATTTAGGTGCTCATGCAACTGCACCGACAGGAACGGCAGCAGGGCAACAGTATTTTAATACTACTAGCGACACGATGTTTGTTTATACAGGTAGCTCGTGGACTGAGGCGGGTAGTGCGGTAAACGGAACAAGTAATCGTGTAGTCGTTACAGCGACAGCAGCACAGACTAATTTTTCAATCAGCTACGATGTTGGTTATGTCGATGTATACCTTAATGGCTCGAAGCTACAAGCGGGTGTTGACTTTACTGCGACTAATGGAGCAACAGTCGTTTTAACAAGCGGTGCGGCTGCGGGTGATATTGTTGATATGGTGGCCTATGGCGCTTTTAATGTTGCCAACGTCTACACACAGACAGAATCAGATGCCAGATTTGCACAACTGTCAAACAATCTCAGTGACTTAGCAAGTGCGTCAACAGCCTTAACGAATTTAGGTTTAACGGCTGATGCGGCAGAGATAAATAAATTAGACGGAATGACAAGCTCAAAAGCTGAGTTAAATGTTTTAACCGGAATCCCTGCGACACTTACGCCAACAGAGGTTGGTTATTTAGATGGTGTTACTTCAAACATTCAAACTCAAATAAACAATGTTGGTGGTGGTAACGAGGCAAGTTTTGTAGCTGATGGTACTATCTCCTCAAAAGCTCCTGTTATTTTGAAGTCTGATGGTAAGGCTCAAGCTGTTGCACAGACTGCAATTTCGACAGCATTTGGAACACCCGCTCTTATGCAATCTGGCGAAGGTGGTGATTATCCAAGTATGTGTTATCACGAAGCTGAAAATTGTGTGGTAATGGGTTACTCAGATTCAAATAATAACTACTACGGCACTATTGTTTGTGGAACGATTGACTCAGCCACAAAAACGATTACATGGGATTGGGCGAATCGGTTAGTCCATTATTCAGCCGTAGGTCAAAGTGCTTATTATCATTCGCTAGTTTACTCACAAAGAGGTGGTAATAATCGTGTTGGCGTGTTTTTTAGAGGCAATTCGCTGCGTGGACATTGCCAAGTTATTTCAGTTTCAGGCACAACTCCATCAACTACAGGCGCGATTAGCCAATTTTCCAATAATTATCAAACTCAAAATATAAGCGCAGCGATAGATTCAACAACGTCTAGTAGCTCTACAGTGATGGTTTCTTATTATGAGGCATGGGGAGGTGGCACTGGCAATAAACAACTTCTTAGGGCGTTTGAGGTTGGTTCAAGCTCAATGGGTTATGGAAGCGAGTACGACATGACAAGTGATTTTAGCAGTACAGGCTTTACCTCTCTTGTTTATCACACGCCAACATCACAATTTTGTATTTTTGGCAGAGATGATACTAATAGTTACTACGGAGAAATGGGAACAATAACAAGTAGTGGTACAAGTATAAGCTCTGTAAATAATGTAACTACATATTCATCTTCAACTACCTATGTTCCGAAAGTTTCATACGATAGTAATACGGATAAAATTTTATTAACTTTCCATGATAGCACTAATGGCAAATGCTTTAGTGTAAGCTGTAGTGGTACGACTCTATCGCTTGGAGGAGCATCAGCAACTACTTTTGAATCGAACAATATAACGTCAAATCCGCATGGTAATGTTTATGACCCAATAGCCAAAAAGTTTTTAATTGTTTATGGCGATTACACTGACACTTTAGTAGAAATGAAAACAGCAGAGTTATCAGCAAGCGACTATACAGTGACATTAAGCTCTGCAACAACGGTACAATCAATTTTTGGTGCTTATATGGAATTAGTGTTTGACCCAAACACAAATTTAATAGCCTGTTTGTATCAACAAACTTCTTCTGGAACATATCAATGGAATTTTTATTCAACAGCAATACAAGTAGGTTATGACTCTACGAATTTAACGAGTACTAATTTTTTGGGTATTGCAGACGCAGCAATTAGTGACACCGCCACAGGGACAGTAATTCTTGAAGGTGCTGTTATTGAAGGATTATCAAGTTTAACTATCGGCAGTACCTATTACGTTTTACCGACAGGTGCTTTATCTACCAGTGCAGGGACACCAAGCGTCACATTGGGAATGGCAATATCCGCAACAGCAATCAACATGAGAGGTGCTACATGAGCAAGTGTTTAGTTTTTAAATCTGATGACGCAGACGAAAGCCGAAGGAATTTGTGTCCTTATTTGTTCGATGATGATAAGCCGTTACAGATAAGCTCTGAAAAAATAACAGTTGGTGATTTGTCATCTCCTGATTTTCACATTGGCGATATGACGGATGAAAATAGCACTCTTTATGAAAACGTAACTGCTCCTGAAGATTGGGCGGGATGCAAGTACAAATTTGATGGAACAACGTGGACAGCAGTGGATGGTTGGGTTGACCCAAAAGAGCAAAGAATAGCGGAACTGCAAGCCCAAATTGATGCTTTAAGAGCATAGAGGTACAGCCATGAGTAATGCAAGAAACATAGGTGATAGTGCTCCGGTAATTAATTTTCTGGACAATGTCACATCGGACGTACAAACGCAGCTTAATACGCTCGATACCGCAATCGGTAACGTAAGCGTTACAAGTGGCTCACTTACTAAAACCTTTGCGGCTGATGAAGTGGCAACGATTACTTTGTCAGGAAATGTTCTCGCACCAGTAGTAACGGCAACAAAAGAAGTCGCACAAACAGGTGTCACTAATAATTCTTGGGATGCTGCGGCAGGAAGTTATACGTTAGAAAATTCTGCACCCGCAACGACTTTAAACTTTAGTTTTTATGAAATTTCAAGCGCAACTTATGACAGTACAACCTTTAGTACTCCTCAAGAAGCGGTATTGCAAGGAGTAGCTTTTAAAACTGATGGAACTAAGATGTTTGTTACTGGCAGTCAAGACAAGAAAGTGCAGCAGTACAGTCTTAGTACAGCTTGGGACATTAGTACGGCTAGCTTTGACAGTGTGGATTTTAGTTTATCGAGTCAAGATACTTTTCCTACAGGTTTGACTTTTAGTGCAGATGGAACTGAGCTATATGCCGTTGGAAATACTAACGGAAATACATACCAATATTCACTTTCAAGTGCATTTGATATGACAAGTGCCAGTTATACACGCACATATACATCTTCTTCTCAAGACAATGACCCACAGGGTGTGCAGTTTAACTCAAGCGGTACTCGAATGTTTATTGCAGGTAAGCAAAATCATGCAATTTGTGAGTATGAATTGAGTACGGCATGGGACATATCAACCGCCAGTTACACAGATAGTTTTTCGGTTTCGTCACAAACAACTTCACTAAGTGATGTGGCATTTGACGATACAGGTAAAAAAATGTTCGTCATAGCTAATTCACCTGATGAAATTTTCCAGTACAACTTAACAACTGCTTTTGATGTTAGCACCGCTAGTTATTCTAATAAGAATTTTAGTTATGCTAACCAAGAAGCGGATGGTATGGGATTAGCTTTTAACAATGATGGAACAAAATTCTATATAGCGGGTGCAGATGGTGACCACATTGTCGAATATGACATGACAGGCAGCAGTTTGTCTCTTGGCTCTGGTTCGTTTGCAAGTGGTGATGTCGGAAAAACAATTTATGCCAATTCTGGAAGTGTTGTTTTAACAGATACCGCCGGTTCATATACAGTTGTCACAGCACTGTCATCAACCAATCAAGTAGCCTCTGGCGATTGGACGATGTACGCCTTAGTCTACGACTCGACTGCTGATGTCATTAAACTAAGTAACTATGCAGAGGGTTATGACCTTGCAAGTTTAGTTTCTGACGGTGTGAGTGGAAATGTGAATCAGGACAATAATCCAAACGGTGTAGCCTTTAGTGCTGACGGAAGCAAGATGTACACTGTAGGGTCAAATGGCGATGCAGTATATGAATATGCGTTATCAACAGCTTTCAATCCCTCGACTTTAACCTATACACAAAATTTCAGTGTTGCCTCATTGTTAGCATCACCGGAAGGAATATTTTTCAAACCGGATGGCACAAAATTTTTTATAATTGATGCAAATAATTATAACGATGGCACTCAAGGTGTTTATGCCTATGACATGAGTACAGCTTGGGATATTTCAACAGCTAGTTATAACAGCGATTACATAACTATCGGTGGTACAAATAACGGCCCGCGAGATGTTTGGTTTTCTAGTGACGGAACAAAAATGTTTTGGTGCGGAGCGCAAGGTAACCAAACTGTTTATAAATGGACATTAAGCACCGCATGGGATGTCAGTACGGCTACAGCAACGCAAAGTTTAAATATAAATGTTCAAGAAACAGCCGTTAAAGGTCTTGTGCTTTCGAGTGATGGTACAAAACTTTTCACAATCGGTCAGGGCTTTGACACAATTAATCAATGGACAATGAGCAC